TGTTAATAAACGAGATGAGGCGCGTGATCAACTAGGTGGCACAATGGTTGGTATGCCTACATACGAGCAGTCTGTTCAGATGACTCCGGAGCAGCGGAAAGAGTACGAAGGCCGTGATCGATATCGTGTGATACGTGGTCTAGTTTCCTACACCGGCAAGACGGCGTCCGGAGAAGAACGTACAATAGAAAATGAACCGGTGATCTTGTCGCTCAAGCGCAAGAACTATGGGCCATTCTACCATGATGTTATCAAGCGCATCCCGTCTGATGGTAAGTTCTTTAATTATCGACTGTCTTTAACGGCTGATAAACAGACCACCGACAAAGGTGCTAAATATTATATTATGCGCTTCAGCCCTGACCTGCAGAATAAGATTACTTTAGATCAGAAACTCTACGACAGCATGACTGCAGTTGCTGGCATGGTCAAAGCGGAGAATGAACGTATAGATCGATCTTACTTCGATGCGATTGCTCGTAAGGCAGATGAGGTCGAACAAGACCGAATTATGGATGAGGTTAACACACTAGAACACGACTTTTAAAAAGTGGGTGTAATAGTTGGTATGACTAATGAGGATTATCACGCGACTGCTGATATTTCCTCTACTGTAGTTAAGACTGTCTGGAAGAAATCTCTGGCCCACTGGAAGGGTCAGAGATTCACCTCTACTCCCGCTTTGCTTATTGGTTCTGCCTTGCATGGTATCCTGCTAGAGCCACACAGGGAGATAGCCATTAAAGGACCGAAGACCAGACGGTCCAAGGCCTACGCTGAGATGGAGCAAGACTTAGGTCCGGATCAGGTGCTGCTGACCGAAGGCGAATGGTACATGGTCAAAGGGATGGCTAAGTCTGCCATGTCTAATCCAGCATTCAGAAAAGCACTTGAGCATCCAGACAGACAAAATGAGGTATCTATCTTTGCGGAGTGTACCAGCACTGGCCTTGCCGTAAAAGCGCGTCCTGACTGCATGGCTAAGGGGATTGTTTACGATGTCAAATCTACCATCGACAGTAGCCCGTCCGGCTTTGCAAAAGAGTGCTGGAAGTATGCGTATCCAATCCAAGCTGCTTACTACTTGTACGTCTGCAAGTTGGCGCAGATCGACGTGGAAGAGTTCTCCTTTCTAGCGATTGAAAAGACGGCTCCATACGTTGCCCACCAGCACGTTGTAAGTCCGGAATTAATGGATTGGGCGCATGAACAGGTACTGACAACCCTACGCCGAATAGCAGACGCCAAACAGCTAGACGATTACGGTACAGGATGGGGTGACTTCACCTTGCTGGAGAAACCCAAGTGGCTATAGCAGTCTCGTCTGCCAAAGCCAAAGGTCGGCGTCTTCAGCAGTATGTCAGGGATCAAATTTTAGGTTTGTTTTCCCAGCTAGAGCCAGACGATGTCAGATCGACTAGCATGGGTGCTGGCGGTGAGGATGTACAATTATCCCCCGCCGCCAGACGCCTATTCCCGTACTCAGTTGAGTGCAAGTCAAACAAGTCTTTTGCCATCTACAAGATCATGGAACAGGCCAGAGACAACTGCCCAAAAGGTGCCACTCCATTGGCAATAATTAAGGGTGATCGTCAAAAGCCATTGGCTGTGATTGACGCGCAAGTATTTTTCAAACTGACCAAAAAAGGCCGCTAATGGATATCGAAGATTTTGAAGACAATTCGATGGTTATAGTGATGACTATTAATGATGGAGAAGGTGGTTTGGACCTCAAAATAGGCCATACCATTGCAGATGATTTTGATGATGAAGAGAAGTCGTTTTATCTAGACATGCTGAATGGAATCATCATTTCTATGAGAGAAGGAATGGATAAACTAGCCTTCGACGGCATGATGGCACGACATCTCTCCAAGTTAACCGGCAGAGATATGGATGATGAGTTTTCTACAGAGATGCCAGATGAACGACATGCTGATCTTCTCAAGGAAATCAAAGACATTGCCCTTGGCCCAAACGGCGAAAATGTAGTCTCTTTTAAGAAGAAACTGCACTGATGGCAAAGTGGAAAGATAAAGATTGGCACCAAGGCGCAATTGATTTGCCTTCTATGGTGCATCAACCGCCGCATTATAACGAAGGTACTATAGAGTGTATTGTAGCAATGAAGGCTATGGCAGACGGGGTTTTAAACGTCTCTGCGCATGAAGCCTACTGTTGGCAAAATGCTTTCAAATATCTATGGCGTTGGCCTTACAAAGAGAAACGTCTGCAAGACCTCAAGAAGTGTCGCTGGTACTTAGACCGGTTAATTTCCGAATTGGAGACTGACCAGTGATTACTCAGCAAGACATAGATGACGTGGCTTCTCTGGCTGACCCTCTTCCGGTCCAAACTCCCTTAGAAATGGTCAGGCAATTTGCCACTGCAATGGGCCAGCCACTGGATGAAAACTGGAAGTTTAACCGTGATTTGGAAGACCTCAGATATCGGCTGATTGCAGAAGAGTTTGGTGAGCTTTCTGATGAGAGGGAGGCAGGTAATCGCCCTGCAGCCATGCTCTCAGAGGTAGCTGACTTAGTATATACAAATTACTTATATGCGGCAACTTTTGGATGGGATTTAGATGAGGCCGTGAGGCGTATCCACGTAGCCAATATGAGCAAGTTAGGACCGGACGGTAAGCCATTACTTCGGCCTGACGGGAAGGTTCTAAAAGGACCAAATTACAAAAAAGCAGACCTATCAGATTTAGTAAGGACCACACATGAATAGTAACTACCTACCCACCGATTACCAGACATTCATCGCAACCAGCCGCTACGCACGTTGGCTGGAAGAGGAAGGCCGAAGAGAAACATGGTCTGAGACAGTCGATAGATATATGAGTAATATCGTCAATACGTGGCTCAAGCCTGTCGATCAGGAAGAGATGCGTGATGCCATACTAAGCCTAGCCGTGATGCCCTCTATGAGGTCGTTGATGTGTGCAGGCGAGGCCAGTAGGCGTGACAATACCTGCATGTATAATTGCTCTTATCTAGCCGTAGATCGAAGAGAAGCCTTCGATGAGGCAATGTTCATTCTCCTCTGTGGAACTGGGGTTGGCTTCTCTGTTGAGCAGCAATACATCAACCTCCTTCCCGAAGTTCCTGACTTGTCGGAGTGTGAAACCACAATCGTTGTGAAGGATAGCAAAGAAGGTTGGGCAAAGGCTCTCAGGCAAGTTCTAGCACTCCTATGGGCGGGTGAAATTCCACAGTGGGATGTATCGCGGGTACGTCCCGCTGGAGCGAGGCTGAAGACTTTTGGCGGTAGGGCATCTGGACCTGCACCATTGGTAGATTTGTTCAATTTTGCAGTGGCTAAATTTAAAGGCGCACAAGGCCGAAAGTTGTATTCGATAGAATGTCACGACATTATGTGTAAGATTGGAGAAGTAGTTGTAGTCGGAGGTGTTCGGCGCAGTGCCATGATTTCATTGTCTAATTTAGAAGATGATAAGATGCGCCATGCCAAGGCAGGCACGGGTTGGTACGCCACAGAAAAACAGAGAGGTTTAGCAAATAACTCAGTTGCATATACTGAAAAACCAGACATGGCTGCATTCATGCGTGAGTGGGTTAGCCTCATGGAGAGTGGGACAGGTGAACGTGGTATCTTTAATAGGCAGGCTTGCAAAGATTTGGCAGACAAGTCCGGACGTAGAAAATCCGACTATGACTTCGGTTGTAACCCATGTTCGGAGATCAGCCTACGGCCTAACCAGTTTTGCAATCTTACGGAAGCGGTTATCAGGGCCACAGATACCATCGAAGATATTACGGAAAAGGTCCGACTTGCTACCATACTTGGTACTATCCAATCCACATATACCAAATTCCCTTACTTGCGGAAAATCTGGGCAGACAACACAGAAGAGGAGCGGCTGCTAGGCGTAAGTCTTACTGGTATTATGGACAACCCGCTGATGACGTTAGCCAATGAAGGTCTGGCTGATACTCTTGAGCATCTCAAGCAAATAGCCATTGATACCAATGAAGAATGGTCTGAGAAATTAGGCATTCCACAGTCCACCGCCATAACTTGTGTTAAGCCGAGTGGTACGGTTTCACAATTGTGTGATAGCGCGTCTGGGATACACCCACGGCATTCTCCTTATTACATTCGTACCGTCAGGGGTGATTCCAAAGACC